CGAGGTGATCGCATTCTGCGTCGAGGGCAAGTTCGATCAGGCAGTCGAAGGCGCCCGTGACCTCGCCGAGATCTTCAAGGCCGCCGCGCCAGCAGGCCCGGAGCGCGATGCCATGCGCCAGTCCTACCTCTCCACGATGGGCTATATCGAGGCCGAGGCAGGCCGCAAGACCGGAGACATCGAGCCAATCCGCAGGGGATTCTACTTCGCCCAGCAGAGAGCCCAGAGAGACAGGATCACGGTGGTGGGCAATGCCTGAACTGAAGAACCTGAAACGGGACAGGTTCGCCCGCGAGTACGTCGTGGACCACAACGCAACCCAGGCCGCCATACGCGCCGGGTACAGTGCTAAGGCCGCGCACGTTACAGGGGCAAGGTTGCTTAAGGATGCTAAGGTTCGTGCAAAAATTGCACATCTCACCGAAAAGGTGAACGAAAGCACCCGTCTCGACGCAGAGTGGGTGCGGAAATCGCTGCAGGAAATCTACGATGCCGGGATGAGCGAGATCACGGTCACCGGCAAGGAGGGCGAGGTGCTGGGCTATCGCCGGGAGAATCTGGGGGCCGCGGCGCGAGCGGTCGAACTGGTGGGCAAGCTGGCCGACGTGCAGGCCTTCAGGGAAAACATCGAGGTCACGCGCAAGGTGCGGGTGATCGATCTGACGGGAGACGAGTGATGGAAGACGTTTACGAGAAGATCCGGGCCGAGGCGAGGAAGCAGGGCGGCCAGGTGCCGGCCATGGCCGAGGCGATCATCGAGGGGCTGAAGCGACTGAGCCCGCAGGAGACGCAACCGAAGACCCGGCGCAAGTCCTCCGGGGAGGAAGCGGCAGCGTGATGCTGTTCCTGCTCGCCGCCCTGGTCTACACGCTGGGCTGGCTGGCCTTCATCGCCATCACCTGGTGGGCGATTGAGCGCTTGATCGACTGATGGAGATCGAGATCCGCATGAAGGCTCAGGGTCCAGTGCTGGCCCGCTTCATGCGGTCGCAGGCTCGCGTCCAGGTCATCCGGGGTCCGCTGGGATCGGGCAAGACGGTGCAGTGCTGCCAGAAGGTGCTGCGCCTGATGCAGCTACAGGAACCCAACAGCGACGGGGCGCGCCTCTCGAGGTGGTACGCAGTCCGCAACACCTACTCCGACCTGTTCGACACGACGATCAAGGACTGGCGATCCCTTTGGGATGACCTCGGGGACTTCAAGCTGGGCGGCCGCGAGCCCCCGCACCAGGCGCTGAACTTCGAGTTGGAGGACGGCACCAAGGTCAAGTCCGAGATCGTGTTCCTGGCGCTGGACCGGCCCGACCACGTCAAGAAACTGCGAGGCGTGCAGGCGACCGGGTTCTGGATGAACGAGACCAAGGAGCTACCCAAAGCCGTGTTCGATATGGCCGACCTCAGGCATGGCCGGTATCCGAGCCCGAAGGACGGCATCCGGCCGACCTGGCACGGCATGATCGGGGACACGAACTCCTTCGACGAGGACCACTGGCTATACAACCTGATGCAGGCGCCGCCGGACGGGTGGGAGTTCTTCCACCAACCCGGTGGGGTGGTGCGTGCCGGGCCGGCGCAGGGCGGCCGGGTGACGTGGAAGGTGAACCCGGACGCAGAGAACCTGGTGAACCTCCCGCCCAACTACTACGAGCGGGGGCTGGCCGGCAAGAGCGACGACTGGGTGTCGGTGAACCTCGCCAACGAGTACGGGTTCGTGGTGGACGGCAAGCCGGTGTACCCGGAGTTCCGGCAGCACCTCCACATCGTGGACGACCCGCTCATGCCGCCCCCTGGGCATCCGGTGGTGGTGGGCATCGACTTCGGCCTGACCCCAGCGGCGACGTTCGCCTGGCGTTCGGCCATGGGCCACTGGCGCGTGTTCCACGAGCTGGTTGCCACGGACATGGGTGCGGTGCGCTTCGGCGAGATCCTGTCGCAGGAACTGCAGCGGGTGGTGCCGATGTCCGAGGTCACGGTCTGGGGCGACCCGGCCGGCGACTCGAGGGCGCAGACCGACGAGCGCACCCCGATGCAGATCCTTCACGCGACCGGCATCCCAGCCCAGGCCGCGCCCAGCAACGACTTTATCGTGCGCCGCGAGGCGGTCGCAGGGACGCTGTCGAGGATCATCGACGGGGTGCCGGGGCTCCAGGTCTCCACCCGGTGCCGGATGCTGGTCAAGGCCATGGCCGGCGCGTACTGCTACCGCAGGCTGAAGACCGCAGATGAGCGCTACCGGGACGTGCCGGACAAGAACGAGTTCAGCCATGTGGCTGAGGCGCTGCAGTATGCCCTGGTCGGCGAGGGAGAGAACCCGAAACTGGGCAAGTACACCGCACACAGCATGAAGCCGGTGGTGCTGGAGCGGGACTGGAGCCCGTTCGGGTGAGGGAGCCTGAGCTTGGGCCGGGCGACTGGGTGCTGGTGTTCGAGAACGGGCGCGAGCATTGGTGGTCGAGGTTCTTCCGGCGCGGATTCCGGCATTGCTGGGCGATCCGCAACGACGCCGGCATCCTGACCATCGTGAACCCGACGCTGGCGCACCTCGAGGTGGTGTCAATTGATTGCGGAACGCAGGCTAGTTTGCGAGACTTCGTGCGAGGCGCGTCGGCCATTGCGCTGGTGCGGGGCTCAGGAGACTGGCAGCGCACCAGGCTGCCCTGGCTACTGAGCCCGTTCACTTGCGTCGAGGTATGCAAGGCGCTGGTGGGCATTCGGGCGCCATGGGTGCTGACCCCGTGGCAGTTATACCGACACGCGAGGAAGAAGCATGGGCGCAAAGGGACCGAAGGGGCCAGACAAGACCTACCAGAGGGCGCAGCAGCGCGAACTGGACCGGGTGACCGACGAGGAGAACCGGCGCAAGCTTGCGCTGGCGAGGGGCCGGATGGGCAAGGCCTCGCTGCTTTCCGGGCTGGGGATGCCGGACCAGATGGTGGCGCTGGGCTCGGCCATGGGTAGCGGCATCGGCCGCTCCGGTGGCGCCAGGGGCCGGTCAGGCTCCGCGGGTGTGCGTCCAGCCGGGGGCATGGCGCCTCCGGGTAGCGGCGGGTCGAGCGTTTCGTGAGGTTCACCCTCCCGCCTGGGCTGGGGACGCCCGAGGAGCTCCTCAAGCGCTACGATGCGGCGGTCGCCCGTCGTGAGCCATGGGTGAGCCACTGGAACGAGTGCTACCGATACGCCCTGCCCGAGCGCGAGACCTTCTACGAGCGCACCAAGGGCGCGAAGAAGAACACCCACATCTACGACTCCACGGCGCCCGAAGCCGTGCATGAGTTCGCCTCGAGGCTGCAGGCGACGATCACCCCACCGTGGCGCAACTGGTCGCACCTGGTGCCGGGTCCGCTGCTGCCGCCCGAGTTCCGCGACGACAAGACCATCCAGGAGATGCTGGATGAGGCGACCGAGACCCTGTTCGGTTATCTGCACCACTCGAACTTCGACTTGCAGGCCCATGAGGCATACACCGATCTTTCGGTCGGGACGTGCTGCCTGCAGTTCGAGGAGGGTGCTGTTGGCGAGGATCTGTTCCAGTTCACCGCGATCCCTCTGTCCGAGTTGGTGATCGAGGAGGGTCCGTACTCGAGCGTCCAGACGACCTGGCGCCTGCGCCGGCTGCCGGCGAGGGTGGTGAGCCAGGAATGGCCGGATGGCGACTACGGCGAGGCGCTGCGGCGCAAGATGACCGACGCCCCGGACGAGACCGTGGAGATGGTGGTGGGCATGGTGTTCGACACCAAGTCCCGCGAGTACTGGTTGGTGGTGATCGACCGGGAGACCAAGCACGTCATCTACGCGCAGGGGCAGGGCCGGACCAACCCGATGGTGGTCTGCCGCTGGATGGTGGTGGCGGGCGAACTCTATGGCCGCGGCCCGGTGATGTCCGCGCTCCCCGACATCAAGACGGTGAACAAGGTGATCGAGCTTGCCCTGGCGAAGGCCTCGCTCGACGCGTTCCCGCCCCTGATGGCACTCAACGGTGCGGGGCTGAACCCGTACACGCTGAAGATCCAGCCCAACATGATCATCCCGGTGCAATCCACGGACTCGCGCAACCCGTCCCTGGCGCCGCTGCAGTCGGCCGGCAACTTCGACCTGTCGATGTTCCTGCTCGAGGATATGCGGACGCGCATCAAGGAGATGCTGCACAACGATCTGCGCCAGCCCGCCGGGCCGGTCAAGTCGGCGACCGAGATCGCGATCATGGATCGGGACTTCGTCCAGCAGTTGGGCGCCAGCTTCGGCCGGATGCAGCGGGAGTTCGTGGAGCCAATCATCGAGCGGGCAGTGGACATCCTGGTCCGCAACGGCAAGGTCAATCTGCAGGAACTGACCGACCGGCTCGATGGCGAGGTGATCACGCTCAAGCACACCAGTCCGCTGGCCCGCGCCCAGGACACCGAGGAACTGATCACGTTCCAGCAGTTTCAGGAAGCGCTGGCGATGGTGCCGGTGCCGGGCTTTGCGGCCATGGCACAGCAGATGCATGAGATCCCCGGCTATTTGGCGCAGAAGACCGGGTTCCCCGAGTCCCTGCTGCGTGACGCCGGGGACATCGAGGCCGACATCGAGGCCGGCAAGCAGATGATGGCGCAACAGATGCAGCAAGGGGGTGGACAGTGACCATAAGCCCATGGCATAGCCATGAACTACAGGCAATGCGAGCGCTCGGCGTGTCTGCTCCGGTGTGGGACGACCTGAGATTCCCGTCGCAGAGCATCAACCCGCCTGGGGCGCTGGTCGATCCTGACGTGGAGTCCACTACTGGCCTGCTGCTCTTCGATGATGGGCGCATCGAGATTGCCGCTGGGGTGGCTCAGTTTCCGCACTCCTGGCTTGTCGGGTCTGCCATCGTGCCGCACGTCCACTGGCAGAAGACGACCAGCGCTGCCGGCAACATCGCGTGGCGCCTCGAGTACGAACTGGTGAACAACGGGGCGGTCGCGGCGATGGACTATGGGTCCGCGCTGACCGTGAACGCCCCGGTGTCAGGCATGACAGATGACGACACCGCGAACCAGGTGCTGATCTCGTCGTTCGGGCAGATCGACATGACGGGCGCGAGCCTGTCCTCGCTGCTGCTGTGGAGACTCAGCCGGCTGGGGGGCGAGGCCGAAGACACCTACGGCGCCGACGCCCGCCTGATCGAGTTCGACATCCACTACCAGATCGACTCGAATGGCAGCATGACTGAGTTCAGCAAGACGGTATGAGCGCGTCCGACCTGATCGACAGAGACCTGACCGAGGTCTTCGGGGAGCAGGCGCAGAAACAGTCCAGGGCCGCGGCGCTGGCCTACCGGCTGTTCGTGCAGTCGGATGACGGGGCTGAGTTCCTGCAGTTCATGCGGGACAATTTCACGGCACTGCCGGTGCTGACCGCGGACTCGACCCAGTTCGGGGCGGGCATCCGCGAGGGTCAGAACACGGTGGTGCGGTACATCGAGTGGCTTTGCCGGGAGCATGAGCAGGCCAATAACCTGGAGGAAGGGGCATGAGCGCAGAAGAGGCACAGGTTCAGGAGCAGATCACGGAACAGACCGAGGGGCAGGAGGCGCAGGGCTCGTTGCTCGCGTCGAACGATCCGTTCCCCGAGGATACCTACGGCAAGCGTGGCGATGACGGTCGCCCGGAGAAGGTGCCGGAAAAGTACTGGAAGGACGGCAAGGTGGAATGGCCGTCTGTCCTCGAGGAGCGCAACTTCCTCGCGTCCAAGCTCGGCGCCTTCAAGGGTGCGCCGAAGGACGGGTACAAACTGCCCGAGGTGGACGGGGTGCAGGAGTGGCAGCAGGATGACCCGATGCTGCAGGGATTCCTCGACATGGCGGCGAAGAACAACGCGAGCCAGGAGTTCGTGGACCAGGTGCTGGGGTTCTGGGCGAAGTCCGTGCTGCCCGACCCGGCCGAGATCCAGGCGGCCCGCGATGCCGAGATGCAGAAGCTCGGCACGGATGCGGACAAGAGGCTCAAGGATCTCAACGACTTCCTGTTCGCCAGCCTGGACAAGCCCCTGGCGCAGGCGCTGGCCGGCGCGGCCGCGACCGCCGAGGTGGTGCAGGCAATCGAGGCGCTGGTGAACAAGGTCAAGCCGCACCGGCTGCCGCGTGATGGCGGGCCGAATCCGAGCGGGCATACCCCGGAGTCGCTGCGGGCGATGAAGTTCAAGAAGGGCGACGACGGCAATATGCTGTACGAGACCTCGGCCGAGCATCGCCGCAAGGTGGATCAGGCCTACAAGGACTTCTACGGGGAGTAGGTGTCTATCACTTGCGTGGTGGCAGCGCTTTCGTATAATCGGCCATGATCTCGTCCTAGCGGAACAACCTGGGCAACCAGGCCTGCGATGGGCGGGCGAGCAAGCCGGCGCGTGAATGCCGGAAGGTTCGGCCCGCATTCGCGGAACAACCGAGCCGAAGCGTTTGAACAACATTCGTTTCGGAGGATGACATCATGTCCCTGACTCTCTCCGCTGCTGCCCAGCAGCAGTTTGATGACGAGGTGAAGCACGAATACCAGAATGCTGGTTTCCTGCGGAACACCGTCACGATCCGGCGCAACGTCGTCGGCGACATCTACAAGTTCCGCAAGATGGGCAAAGGCCAGGCGAACCAGAAGGCTTCGCAGGCTGACGTGACGCCGATGAACATCAGCCACTCGCTGATCAACTGCGTCCTGTCGAACTGGAACGCGCCCGAATACACCGACATCTTCGACCAGGCCGAAGTCAACTTCGACGAGCGGCGCGAACTGGCGATGACCATCGCGATGGCGATGGGTCGGCGCGAGGACCAGTTGATCATCGATGCCCTCGAGGCCGCATCCGGCATTGCCGGCACGGTCGGTGTGGAAATCGGTGGTGCCAACACCAGTCTGAACGTAGCGAAGTTGCGCCGGGCAAAGCGTCTCATGGACGCCAAGGGTGTGCCGGCCAGCGACCGCTACGTCGCCCACAACGCCCTCGCGCTCGAGGGTCTGTTGGGTACGACCGAGGCGACCTCGGCCGACTACAACACGGTGAAGGCGCTGGTGCAGGGCGAGATCAACTCGTTCCTGGGCTTCCAGTTCAACTGCATCGAGGACCGCGATGAGGGTGGTCTGAAGGCAGCGGACGCCAACACTCGCAACAACTGGGCGTATCACAAGTCTGCGGTCGGCCTTGCCATTGGCATCGACATCCGCACCGAGGTCAACTACATCGCGCAGAAGACCTCCTGGCTTGCGAACGGTCTCTTCAAGGCTGGCGCTGTGGCCCGCGATCCCGATGGGATCGTCAAGCTGCAGACCTACGAAGCGTAAGGGGGAAACGACATGGCTTTCGCACTTTCTGGTCTGTACCAGGTCGGTCCTGCCGGCGCTGCTCCGCGTCTGTGGATGTACTCTTCGGCCGATGCTATCGCCGACGTGAACACCGCGGGCTACTTCAACAACGCGAGCCACGTTCTGTCGGTTCGGGATGTGATCTTCGTGGTGGACACCGAGACCCCCTCGACGAACATCGTGAGCGTGCTGTCGAACGCTGCTGGCGTCGTGGACGTGTCGAACGGTCTGGCTATCACCGAGACCGATTCGGACTGATCTCTTCCCTGGTGGTGGAACCTGGGGCGGGATGGGAGACTGTCCCGCCCCTTTTTTAAGGGGCAGGCATGGCTGAGAAGATCAAGCTGATCTCCGATGCGGTGGTGAAGCTGGGCGATGCGCCCGTACTCACCCTCGACGACGGCAGGGTCGCGGCCATTGCCGGCGATGCACGGTACAACGGCATCGTGCGCAAGATCCTCGCGAAGCATCACTGGGGCTTCGCCCGCAAGCAGCAGTCCCTGTCGCGCCTGACCGGTGTGGCCTTCGGGAACTACCAGTTCGCATTCCAATTGCCGGCCGACTGGGTGCTGATCATCCGCACCGATCCGGCCGGCGACTTCGCCATCTACGGCGACCAACTGCATACCAACCAGGATGCGGTCAGGCTGGAGTACGTCTATCACGCGCCTGAGGCGAAGTGGCCCAACTACTTCGCCGAGGTGGTGGTCTGCAAGCTCGCCGAGGAACTGGCACTGCCGGTGACCGGGGCGCGGACCCTGAAGGCCGAGATGGGCCTCGAGTATGACCGGGCGCTGGGCGATGCGTACTGGGCCGACGCCCAGGGGCAGACCGCGGTCGCCTTCCACGACAACCCGCTCAGGGACGTGCGTTCCTGATGGCGCAATCGAGGCGACTGCAGGCTTCGTTCACGTCGGGGGTGCTTGACCCCCAGATGGGCGGTCGCGTCGATCTCGAGCAGTTCTCCCGCGGCATGGAGGTGGGAGACAACATCGTCTGCCTGCCGCAGGGTGGTTTCCGGCGCCGGCCGGGTCTCAAGCACGTCGCCCTGCTCCCCGGCGTCACCCGGCTGGCGCCATTTCAACCGTCAGTCGATGAGCGCTTCCTGCTCGCCATCAACGAGGGGCGCATCGATATCTTCAAGGACGACGCCCAGATCGACGTGGTGTCGGTCCCCTATCTCGCGTCGGAACTGCCGGAACTGACCTGGTCGCAGAATGGACCGGTGATGATCCTGTGCCATGAGAACCATGACCCGCGCCGGCTGGCGAAGACCGGCCCCGGCGACGAGGACTGGGTGCTGGATGCCGTGCCTTTTGACGCGGTGCCGCAAGTGGACTTCAACGATGCATCGTCTCCGACGCCGACCAGCGAGATCCAGACGCTGACGTTCGGTAGCTTCGGCGGCGCAGAGGAGTTCACCCTCGAGGTGAGCTACTCCGAGGGCTCTGGCAAGACTGAATCGATCTACTGGTCCACGGACATGGCGACGAACGCGAACCGGATCGCCAACGAACTGAGCAAGGTGTGGACGGTCGGGTCTGGCGAGGTAACGGTCACACCAGAGGCGACGCCGGGCATCTTCACGGTGGAGTTCTCTGGCGGCGCGGCAAAGGCCTACGATCTGATCACCGGGGTGCTGGTAGTTGGCGATGGGACGATCTCTGCCAGTCGCGACCAGGTCGGCGTGCCCCGCACCGAGGACGCCTGGAGCGCAACCAGGGGCTGGCCGAGGTCCGTGTGCTTCCACCAGGGCCGACTGGTGTTCGGCGGCACCCGGAGCCTGCCCTACTCGATCTTCGCCTCGCGCTCGAACGTGTTCTACGACTTCCGGCTGGGCGAGTCGCTGGACGATGACGCGATCTTCGTCACGCTGGACACCAACCAGGTGAACGACATCCGGCACGTCCGGTCGGGGCGCAAGCTCGAGGTGTTCACAGCGGGGGCCGAGTTCTCGCTGCAGGCCTTGCCGTGGACGCCCAGCGATTCTTTTTTTGAGCAGCAGACCCAGCACGGGGTGAGCCTGGTCCCGCCCGTGGAGATCGACGGGGTCGCGGTGTTCGTCGAGCGGCGCGGCAAGGTGGTGCGGCAGTTCGTCTTCAACGACGTGGAGCGCTCCTTCAACGCGAACCCGATCTCGACGCTGTCCTCGAACCTGATCGTCTCCCCGGTGGACGCCGCGGTGCTGAACGGTACGGAGTCAGACGACGCGAACTGGTACTACCTGGTCTGCGGCGACGGGACTGTGGCCTGCCTGAACACGCTGCGCTCCGAGGGGGTCATCGCATGGACCCGCTGGACGACTGACGGGGAGTTCACTGCGGTCACCGTGCTGGACAATGCGGCCTACTTCGTCGTGCAGCGCGGCGGGAGCTACTACCTCGAGAAGGCCTCGCCGGATTACTACCTCGATGCTGCGGTGCAGGGCGTGAATGACCCTGCCTCGGCGACGGTCTCCGGGCTGGCGCACCTCAACGGGGTGGCTTGTGGCGCCAGGCTGGATGGGTCGGCGCATCAGCCGGTCACCCCGGTGGACGGGTCGATCACGTTCGGCGGCGCGGTGTCGGCCTGGGAGATCGGCCGCCCGTTCACCGTCACGGTGGAGACCATGCCGGCGATCATCCAGATGGAGCAGGGCATTGGCCTGACGCGCCGCAGCAGGATCATCGAGTGCAGCCTGGACGTGTTCGAGACGATTGGGCTCACGGTGAACGGATACCGGGTGCCGGATCGGCGCACGGACCTGGACAACCTGGACTCTGCGCCGGCCCCTTTCACCGGGGTGCGGAATGTGCGGCTCAATGGCTGGACGGTCAAGCCGAAGGTTAGAATCGAGCAGGCAGATCCGTTCCCATTGACGGTGCGGGCGTTGGATTTACTGGTCGAGGCAAACACCCATGGCAGTTGAAGGCGCCGCGGTCAACTGGGGCGCGACCCTCATGTACAACGCGATGCTGGGCTCGGCATACGTCGGTGCCTACAGCGCGTACAACCAGGGGCAGCACCAGAAGCAACTCGTCAAGACCCAGGCCCAGCAGGAGAAGGTCAAGGCGAAGGACCAGGAGATCGAGCGCAAGCGGCGCCTGGTCAGCATCCTTGCCACGCGCAACGCGATGACGGGGGCAACCGGCATGGCGCCGACCGGGTCGTTCGCGAATCTGCAGCGCAGGGATATGCGCCTCGCCAGCCTCGACGACGCCGCGGCGACTGCCAACCTCAAGTCGAACCTCAGTATGCTGCGAGCCCGTGGGCAGAATGCCTACCAGACGGGTCTGCTGCAGGCCGGTGGCTCATTGCTCGGGGCTGGCTATAACGCCAGCAGGATCGGCTGATGGACGGTTACCAGCGCACTGTGGGGTTCAACCCGGCCCAGATCGACGATGGGTCGCAGGGGCTCGCGAACGCGACCCAGTCCCTGCTGGGCAACATCCAGGGCGAGGCGGGCCGCCGGCTGATCGAGCGGCGCACGAAGGAAGGTGCCTCTGCGGGCGCTGCCGCTCAACTCGACGAGAATGGGCTGCCGGTCCTGCGTGAGGGGTCGTCGGCCTACACCCAGGCCTTCAACGAGGCCTCGCTGAACACCTATGGCTCCAGCCTGATGGTGGACATCGACAACAAACTGCTTGAGTTCCAGATGCAGGCGCAGGCCGACCCGGAAGCGTTCGACACCCTGGTGAAGGGTCTCTCGCAGGGGATGCTCACCGAGGTGCCGGCGCAACTCAAGGGGCCGACCAAGAACTACCTCACCCGCGAGGCCGGGCGCTACCGGGCGCGGATCTCGCAGGAGCAGTTCAAGAGGGAGCGCGAGGCAGCCGTCACGCAGTTCGGCTCCACCCTGACGCACGTCGAGAACCGGATCGCCGCGGCATCCAGGGACGGGGATGACGCCCTGCTGGCCGAGATGCTGCTGACCCGGCACGAACTGGTCAACGGCGCAATGTCCACCGGGTTGCTGGATGAGGCGACCGCCCTGGCGATGGAGGAGGAGTCGAACATCCGCATCGAGGACTCGCTGCTGGTGGGCAATTTCCAGCGTGCCTACGAGGAAGGACGTGGTGTCGGGTTCATCCGGCAGTTCATCGAGAACCCGCCTCCTGGCATGGCGCCCGAGCGGCACGAAGCGCTCCAGGCCCGACTGCTGCAGGATCTGAGGCGCCGCAACGCGGTGGACGAGGAGAAGTCGGCGAGCGCTGAGAAGGAACGCGCCGAGCGGCACCGGCAGGGCGAGAGCCAGTTGACGCTGATGGCACTCGAGGGATCGCTCGAGCCCGACCTGGTGCGCGACTACCTGAAGGCCGACCGCATCAGCGGGGCGCAGGCGCGGACGCTGGAGCAGTACGCTTACAATCGCGGCCCGCAGTATGACGATGACCTCGCTCTGCTGCACGTCAGCACGGATCTGATGTCCTTCACCGAGGAGGAGATCCGCGACCATCCAGACCTGACCAACGCCACGAAGCTGCAGTTGATCGGGCAGCGCCGGTCGTTCGAGGCCAACCAGGGCAACTTCGTGAACTCGCAGTCCTACCGCGAGGCGACTCGGCGCATCGATGGCGAACTGGGCATTCAGTCTGGCGTCCTGAGTCGGTTCCAGCGGGCCGATGCAATCGAGGCCGCCTCGAGGGCGAAGACCGAGTTGTATGAGGCAATTGAGGCCGAGGTCGCAGAGAGGGGCGCGGTCTCCGGCAGGCGCATCATTGAGATGTCTCAGGAAATCGTGGGGCGCATCCAGACCAGCAACAGGCGGGACGAACTGGCGGCGCTGCAGCGGCAGTTGAGCCAGGCAGAGGCGAGCTTGCCCGGCATGAGCGGATTCGAGCGGCGCGACACAGAGGCAGCGATCCAGCGGATGCGGACGCGCATCGAGCAGATGCAGAAGGAACTGAACGGTGGATGAGTTGTTCCAGCAGCGCGACACTGCCGAGGACAAGGCGAAGCAGGCCTGGGAGCAGGAACTGGCTGCCGCCCGTGCCGAGCGCAAGGCACAGGGGCAGCAGGAGAGCCACGGTCTCGAGGGTCAGTCCCTGCTCGATCTGCAGATGCTCAAGGCGCTGCCGGGGATCATCGGCAAGGCCACAATGGAGATGTCCCCAGGCGGGACGATCCAGCGGGAGACCGAAGGTCTGACCCCGGAGGAAGTGGAAAGCCCCGGCCCGCTGGACGACATCGTGCGCGTCATTGCCGGGGGCGTGACAGACTCGATCTACGAGACCGGCGTGTTCGCCGCCGACGTGGTGAACTCCATCCCATGGCTGCCGGACGTAGA